CTATAAGCTACTGTTTTGTTGCAATTTATCATTAACCTGGTCTGAGTGATTTATTGACTGATTTGACACAGCAAAATAGTTAAAAGGACGATCACCATTCATGACACGCTGACAGTCTTTTTTATCAATATCGTGAATAATTGTACCCTGTTGTGTATATGCAACGATATTGCCTTTACGATCTGTCATGCAACCAGAGAAAACAGGTTTTGCAGTCGCCTGATAAGTTACTTTTACTTCTTTAAATGGCTTACTTGGTGAGTAGTCTATTACAACAGAATCCATATCATTTCGTGTTGCTTGCTGTAGATCAGAGCGTCTATTAGCTGCAAATTCTTTATCATATGTATCGCGACATTGTTCTTGTGTCCAGTTCAACTGTTTCATGCAGTTATCAATTTTTGTTTGCAACTCAGGTGATAATTGATCAACTGGTTGATTGTTTGGATTCGTATTTTTCTTGGAACGTTCTTCAAGTGCTTTTTGAGCAGCAAGTGTTTTATCAATGCTTTCTTGTCCGATGCGTTTACCGCCCGAAAAATGAGTAAATGCATTTATTAATAATGCGATAGCAATTCCAAATGCAACAATAGCAATAGCAGCAAGTTTATACATGTACTTAGGAATACGTGTTTTAGCGTCTGTGACTTCTTCTGTTGATTTGTATTGTGTAAAAACCTGTTCATCAAAGGGAACAAAAAAAACATCCTCAGCGCGTTCTGTTGCTGCTAACGAGTCTGGCTTTTCTTGCCAAGATCGCCAAAGCGAAACTTGAGAGCGTTTCTCGTTTCTGAGACGTGTACAGTGATAGTGTTCGTTGACTAATTCAAGTAAATGAAGATGTAAAAGCTTGGGTGACTGTGTGATAAAAATAATGTCACGACCTGAATGTCTATGATATTCAAGCTCTCTAATGACATCACGTGTTGAAACCTTTTCACGTGCAGCCCACGCAAAGTAACGTATGCCCTTTTTGTCAACTTGACGTTGTGCTTCATCATAAACAATCAATGCACCCTTCTGACCTGCGTCTGCATTTGATTCTTCTGTGAGTAGCCAATCTAATTCGCCCTGGGCATTTTCAGGTATTGGACGAACATCAAGTGTACAACCATCAATATTTGTATAAACAGGTCTGCCCGCTTTTACAGCTTCATTAACCCATTTTTTCATAACCATATGAGTCTTGCCCTGACCCATTTTACCAGTGACTAATAGAACAGGCATGTCAATTCCTCTTAGCTAGTTTGATTCGTAATGACTCCCAATAAGCACGAGTCATGATTGCTGAAAATAAAATGCCAATTGCTTCTGGAATACCAAAAACAGCCATTAAGCCGATGTACGGCAAGGATTCAACATGTGAAGCTGCATTATTCACATAAGTTGTAAGAAGTAGATAAACAGGTGCGCCAGTAACGATACCAATACCTAAACTTGTCAATAACTGTCTGACAAAATTATTGCCAAACAAGTCCATGATTTTATAAAGTAATTTACCCATTAATCATCCCCACCGCGTTGAAAGCCTAAGAGAATAAAACAAGCTGTAACCATTGAAAAACCAATAACAAAAGGTTTAATCAACCAGTCAAGAGAGCATATAAATGAATAATCTGATGTCTTTACTTGTGATGTAACACCATGAAGAACAACTGTTTCATAGGTTGGCGCAGGACATTGTGCAGATACGTTTAATGTGACTGTTTTTTCTTCAAAATCAGTAGTTATATTTAGATCGGTATCATCACGATCGGGTAAATCTGATTCATCTTTGGTCCAAGAAAACCAATCAGTTACTTTATCCCAAAAGGTTTTTTGATCAGCTTGATGTTTTTTATCTTCCTGATGCCATTCGCAATTATCAGCAGCCCAATCACAAAAAGCAGGCAATTGAAAATTCGATGTTGAATTCGATGAACCTGTATCGTTACCGTCTTTATCTTTATTCTGTGTATCAGTATCTCCAGAAGCTTCACCACCTGTGGTGATAGTCGGTACTGTATCAGTATTACCAGTCGCTACTGGGTCATCACTCTTAACAATTTTATCAAATGCGTCTGTTAAATCTTTGACTGCATCATTTAAGCCATCAACCGCAGCACCTAAATCCTTTGTCGCATTTCCAAGTGCGTCTACAGCTTGATAAGCATCTTTAATTAATTGTTGTGCAGCAGGGTCACCAGCGTCAGCACGTTTTTGAATTTCGTTTGCTAGATCATCATTAGAAACAGGTTGAGAAGAAGGAGCAGAAGCCGATGGATCATAGTTAGGATTTACTTCTCTATTATATGTAGACCATCCAAGTACATCACCATCATATGAATAATAACAAATTTGTGTATTATAATCAGCGTAAGCAAATGATGCGCCAGAAATGCCAGTACCGTTATTGACAATTTTCAAATAATCACAAGCATTGATTTCATTTGAATAATATTTGTTAGAAGTATTAGATTTATAAATAAATTGATTGCTAGGATCAGTTGGAGAGACATCCGAGGCAGGTTTTTTAATAGTGTTATTAGCAGGATCCATAACCCATCCTGCACCATCTAATAACAATTGAACTGCTGCACCACCCAACATACCAGCTACACCGCCACGGGCTAAACGCTTTGCAGTAGTAGCAGCAACTTTACCCAAATTTACAGGAACTTTCACAGCAGCTTCTACAGATGCTTTTGAACCGTTAACTGTTGCAGATCGACTTAAAGATGCTTCAACCATTTTTTTAGTAGCATCATAATTACGGACTGTTATACGTCCAGAGTTATTGCCGTAAGTAGCATTCTGACCGATTGTATTTCTTATTTCTTGATTACGAGCATTGTTCCATTTTTCTTGATTTGAAGCTGCATGAGCAAAAAATGGAGTATAAAAAATGAAAAAAGATATTAAATAACAGAGGATTTTTTTTAACATTACGCAAACTCACTTTAAGAGAATGCGTATGCCAACAATTGCAACGTAAACTAGAAGCCAGTTGAAAATAGAAGGTTCGTCCATACGCTAATCTCAAATCGTCACAATCGCGCGACAATCGTAACAAGTTACTCTCATCGCGCGCTCGTGACATTTGTTATTTCACAGCACCACGAGACTTTTTAACAAGTGCCATAACTGCTACAAAACCTAAAATTGCTAGACCAATTGCAATACCAAAAGTTTCGGCTGTGCCGATATCAGTAATAAAAGATGCTGAATCGAGCGTTAATGCTGCATTGGCATTTGACATAGCAAGTGCAGATACACCAGAGCCGACTAATGCAAAACGGGTTAAGTTAGTGCGACCATTGCGTTCTACAACAGTAAGTTGTGATTGTTTATCCATTTTGATCTCCTCATTTAACGGATGTTCTTAGTTTTTTTAATAACCACATAGTTAAGAAATAGCCTGCAATCGCTGTGATTATTAGTGACGCTTGCAAGCCAGTAATAGCAAATATGCTTGAATTCAAATCGAACCAGTTTTGACACTGGTTTGTTGTTTCGTCGATCTGTAAGCAAACATATAGAGCCATTTCTTAAAATTCCTATTTGCAGCTAAAGCGGTGCTTTAGATACAGTTGTTTGTAAAAAAATACATTTCCGCAATTGGGGCATGTATACGAAAAATGGCTCATGCGAAGTAGACCTCATCATTCCAAAACCAATCGTCACAAGATGTATAAGAGTTCCAATAGGAATCAGTAAAAACAAATGAAACTTTAGGAACGCAAGCTCTAAAATTAAATTTCATCTCGTTAACCGCCCTGTTTGTTCTACACGCCAAAGAAGTGCCTTAAGGTTTTCTACATGTCCATGCAGCCCTCTGGCTTGAACATCTGATAAAACCAACTCAAGATAATCTTGTATAAGGCTATAATCAGCTTGAGTTAAAACACCTACAGCCCTGTTGTATCCGCGACTTGTACTAGGCGCAGTATGTCTACGAGGGCTATTCATGTATGCGTAATAAGTCATGACGGTAAATCTGATTCGTCAATGTCAAAGTCCAAAGCCAACAGATTGGCTTTAGGTGATTTGCCTGAGAAATCCCATTGAAAGATCATCTTTGCAGGCTTTGGCTGACGTAAATCAACGTGCATATAATCGTTGAAGAACTGTGCGCCTTTAATCTTGTAATCCGTTGACTTGTAACCAATAGCACCTTGTTCTAATTCACGGTCTGAATAAGGCTGTAATACAGTTACCACTGTATTTGAATATTCAATTGTCTTGCCTTTCTGATCTTCAAAATCCCCTGCTGCTTTACGGATTCCAGTAACGATCATGATTGGGTTTTGGTCTGTGTTCATGTGCTCACCTATGCGATTGAGTAGTTAAATTGCGATACTGGTGGCTCGTACCACTCAGGCAATTGTTGTGAAAAGTCGATTTCTACGAGCTTCATAAAGGGAATGACATTTGATGCCTTGTTGTCATGCAAGTTCTGCAAGTAGGCTTTGGAAAAGCCACAATCACATAATTCAGAAATGTGTCTATAAAACGTAGGTTTAGGAAGCAATTTAACTAGTTCATCTAAACCTTGTTCACGTATAAGACAGAATGTTGCATATATGTTTCGAATTCGTGTTTGTGAAACCTTTCCAGAGTTCGTCACTACCACAGCACTTCTGGAGATCGCTTCAAGAACACTTTTATCGTCAGTAAGTTTCATAGTTTGACCTCGTAGGGCTTCAAAAATGCTATGAGTCGCTTTAGTCCAAAGTGCTTGTAATATCTGAGGGTTTTTACGCTGAAATTTGATAAGTTCAAAAAGATTGGTTGGGATGCCCGCACGTTCTAACCAACGCTTTTTTAGTCGGGCTTCAAATCGCATCACGCCCACAGTCCAATTGACCAATCGACTATCTGACATGACATTTACAACACGCATTGCTGCTTTATTATTCCTCTTCGCTAATGCCTGTTGTTCCTTAAATTGTTCCATAAACTCAGTGTGTTTCAGATAACACTTAATGTTAATCAAGCGTGAATGCTGACCACCCCAGTAGATTGTATTGTCCATTTGCTTCTGGCTGAGTTGCGTCTGTCCATTGGTGACACGACGCATGAAATCATGCAATTTCTTAGCCGTATGCTCATCACCTACACGTGCCGAATATGTCACATCAATATGAGATACCCAAGCGGTTTTCCAGTCGATCATGCGAGCCAATGTCGGATAAGCCTCAGCAAAGAAACCGATCATTTCAAATGCACCCATTTCGATATCGTCATCGCCAAAAACGTTATGCCCCTGACGTATCTTTGCAGGGCTTGCCTTAATCTGGATATAGGGTGCGTAACTGGAATCGAAAAAACATTTAAGTGATAAACCTGTAAAACAGGTCGGCACAGACTCGTAGGGATGAAACAAAGATGATGCAGTGATTGAACCATCATCGTTTTTATGAACTGCCCTACTAGCTAATGGGATTTCTAAACTGTGTAAGTCTACATCTACAAAAAAATACTCACCCGTTTCACTCAAAGAGTAAAAACTGGATTCAAAGTGAGCATTTATACATAGATGATCGAGCATTTGTTATTTGTCACAAATCACATTTAATGCGATTTATACAATATCACATGTGACATTTCAACATATTTTATTATTATTTGTCACATATTACATAGGGCAATGTTACAAATGGCGATATCACAAAGACTTAGAGAAGAGGAATCAGAAATGATCGAACGTAAAACAATCGACATAATGATAGAAAAAAAACTAAAAATTAAGGAAAGCGATGTTATCCACGCTCTTATTAGAAAACATATAAAAGAATTAACAGCAAATGATGTTTTGGAATACAGAAGAAAGTATTTAGGGAAAGATGATTAATGGATATTTTAATAGGAATTGCAACGGTTATCATAATAGCTGTAAGTATAGGTATTTTGCTACAAAAAAAAGAAAAAGGTAAAAGCTTCAAAGAGATAGTAAAAAAAACATTTCCAAAATACATCATTATGGAAAAAAACAAACAGATCATGATATGTGAATACAATCACAGAAATGAACCCGATGAAAGAGTATTTATAAGAATAGGAGGTAAAAAGAAAATTGAAAAATCTGGCAGATTTATAATTGCTATTTACCCTATCCAACCCTCATCAAAAGAATTAAAAAAAGACTTAGGAAAATTCTTATAAATTCTCAAATTTGAGACTAGAGTCCACCACCAGAAAGCGTGGACTCCGCGAAAATCGAAAATCAGAAAAAATTTAGGGAGCTTAATGCTCCCTGCTTTATATCAATTTTTTTTATGAACATCGTGTTTCGCATAACTTACGATTATGTTAAATAGAATATTCAACACTGTAGCCTACACAACACTGTTTGTAGCTACAGCTCAGTAATTTTGAATCTCTCAAATAAACTTTTCTTTGTCAATTTTCAATATATAGCGCGTACTACGCCCACCACCTTCGAGTTTATACAATACATCATTTTCTAATAGCTCAACTAGATGGCGTGTTGCTGTCGCTTTACTTACACCAGTCACTTTTTGATACTGAGAAGCACTGATCCCATGAGGAAAATCATTTTCTTCACCATGAAGTAACCGATTTAAAACTTTATTTTGGGCTTCATTGAATTCGATATGTGAATAAGAACTCCAAAATTTAGCTTTGGCAATCGTTCTATCCAGTCTTAATAAAGACCTGTCGATACTTTTCTCTAACGTATCTAAAAACCAGATTAACCACTCATTAATCGTATAGGTATTATTCTGACACTTCTCTAGAATTTCATAATAGCTACTACGATTTTCGTGGATTGCCACTGACATCGCATACAAACGAATACTCTGGTGATCCATTTGCGCTAATGCTAAATCTGTGATGACACGAGTGATACGACCATTACCATCTTCAAATGGATGTAATGTTATAAACCAAAAATGAGCAATTGCAGCTCGTAATAACGGATCAAGCATGACATCTTCTTTAGAATGATCAAACCATTCTAAGAATTCATGCATGAGTCCTAGTAAATGTTCTCCACCTTCTGGTGCTTCAAAATAAAGCTTGGTTGATGTGCCATAAAGAGAACCACCCACAACCTGCATGGGAGCCGCATTATCTCGAATCTCTCCTACTTTGATTTTCTGAGCAGCATAATCAAAGCGTTCTATATTCTGAAAAAGCCATTTATGCCATTGCAACAGGCGCTCCATAGTTAATGGCGCATTATGATTATTTACGGCATCCATCATGATATTGGCTAATCCTTCAGTTTTATCCTGAAGTGGCGCAGGATTCTCTTCTGTTACACCTAAACGACGAGCTAAAGAGGATTTGAGTGAGCGAACATTTAACTTTTCATCCTCAATTAAAGAGGATGCTACAAGGTTGGTTAGCAGCATATCTAAGGGTAATGCTTCAGCATCTGGTGATGCTTTGCTCTCACCGACCAACTGACCTATCTTCTTATGGATTAAGCGCAATTTGGCCGTGACGAGTGTGTCATCCCATTTAAATTTAGTCCAATTGGCTTTTTGCCAGACCCATTTTTTCATTAACAT